ACAATGTGCTTGTCCAGAACAGGATGAACATCTTGAGTTGTACGAAGAAGTTACAAGTCGTAAACAAGATAAGATAAATAGAAAACATAAAAAAGGTACTGAGTAATGGCCTATACTTTATCTAATTTAGAAACAGATATAAGAAACTATACTGAAGTTGATGACACAGTTTTTTCGTCAACTATTTTAGATAGTATAATTAAAAACGGAGAGAATAGAATATACAGAGAGGCGGATAGTGATGACAACAGATTTTATGCTACATCTAGTTTAGCATCTGGAAGTAGATATGTTACAATTCCATCAGATTTAAGAAGCATTAGATATGTTCAACTAAAAGATACAAACGTTACACCAAACGTACAAACTTTTCTTGAAAAAAAAGAAGCTAGTTATATGGCTACTTTTTATGACACACCGTCAACAGCCTCAGGAATACCAAAATATTATGCTAATTGGGACGCTAATTTTTGGGTAGTGGCTCCTACTCCCAACGCAACTTATGAAATTACTTTAGCATATGTAAAACAGCCAATAAGTATAACAAATACAACTCAACCAACTGCAGCCCCTGCTGCAACAAACGGAACATATGTTTCAAATAAATACCAGGATTTACTTTTATATGCTTGTTTGGTAGAAGCATATGGATACTTGAAAGGTCCCGCAGATATGCTACAATACTACGAAGGGTCTTATAGAAGAGCTTTACAATCGTACGCGATCGAACAACAAGGTCGTAGACGCAGAGACGAATATCAAGATGGTGTTATTCGTACTCCTTTAAAATCACCATCACCATAAATAAATTAAGGAGACAATTAAATGGCAAATATAGTACCTGACTCTTTTAAAACAGATCTACTAAAAGGAGTGTTTAGTTTTGACACATCCGGAAATAGTGGAACTTCTTTTAAACTTGCTCTGTATACAGACATTTCTGGTTTCAGTACTTCTAGCACAGCATATACTACTACTAATGAAGTTTCTTCATCTGGTACAAGTTACTCTGCACGTGGAAATGCTTTAACTAATAATGGTGTAGCAATAGCAAGTAATATTGCATACGTTGACTTTGCAGACTTAACTTTTAGTTCTGTAACTCTAACAGCAGTAGGAGCACTGATTTATAAAGATGGCGGATCTGATAATGCTGTATTAGTTTTAGACTTTGGCGGATCAAAAACTGCAACTAACGGAGATTTCGTTATTCAGTTTCCAACTGCTTCTAGTTCTGCAGCTATTATTAGACTTGGCAACGCATAAGATTTTTGGAGTAGTAAATGGCAGCTTTAATAATTAACGATAGAGTTAAGGAAACAAGCACAACTACTGGAACAGGAACGTTTTCACTTGCTGGTGCAGAAACTGGTTTTGAAACTTTTGTTGCCGGTGTTGGAACTGGTAAAAGAACTTATTACGCTATCTCACTCGATGGTTCATCAGAGTTTGAGGTAGGTATAGGAACTGTTACAGATGCTTCACCTGATACTTTATCTAGAGACACAGTTATCTCTTCATCTAATAGTGATAACAAAGTAGATTTTAGTGCAGGAGGCAAAACGGTGTTTTGTACTTTACCTGCGGCTAGAGCTATGTCTCCATCTATGACAGCAACTGATTATGTAGTAACACATGCATCAACTCTTTCTGAAGATCAAACAGTAGACTCTGGAGTTTTAGCAGGTCCAGTTACAATTACTGGAACACAAACAATAACAGGAACGGTAGTGGTAGTTTAATGAGTCAAGTAGAAGTAGATAAAATAATTCCACAATCAGGTACAACGTTAACTGTTGGTGACTCTGGTGATACGGTTACACTTACATCTGGTGCAAACTTATCAGTTGATGGCACAATCAAATTAGACGGTAACTATCCTACAGGGACAAATAATGTTGCATTAGGAAACACTGCACTAGATAGTGATTCTTTATCAGGAGCAAGTAATACAGCCATTGGTTCGGCTGCATTAACAGCAAACACATCAGGTTCTTGTAATACTGGTATAGGAAATAATTCTTTATGTTCTAACACAACAGGAACTTGTAACGTAGCAGTAGGTAGTCAATCACTAAAAACAAACACTACAGGTTTAAGAAATAATGCCTTTGGACATAATTCTTTATTCGCTAATACTGGGGGTGCAAGTAATAGTGCTTTTGGCACAAATGCTTTAGCAACTAACACAACAGGTGGATGCAACACTGGTATGGGTCATAATGCTTTATTAGCTAACACAACAGCTGATAACAATACAGCAGTTGGTTTTCAAGCTTTAATGGATAATACTACAGGGACAAATAATGTTGCAGTTGGTTGTGGAGCTTTAGATGCTAATACCACAGCAAATCAAAACACTGCAATTGGAGCAGATGCTTTAACAGCATCAACAACAGCTGGTTCAAACACAGCAGTTGGTCATGATGCTTTATGTGCAACTACTACAGGTGGTCAGAACAATGCTTTTGGAGATGGTGCCATGTCTGCAAATACTACAGGATGTAGAAACGTTGCCATCGGTAACGGTGCTATGATTAAAAATACAGAAGGATTATGTAATACTGCACTGGGTCATATAGCTTTGCAATGTAATGTAACAGGAGATCAAAACACATCAGTAGGTGCTGCTGCTTTACATAAAAATACAGCTTGTGACAATACAGCAGTAGGTTTTCAAGCTTTATGTTCTAACACAACAGCAGATGGAAATGTTGCTGTGGGTTCTTTAGCTGGACAAGCTATTACAACGGGTCATAGTCAAACTGCATTAGGTTTTTGTGCTTTAACAACTGCGACAACACCAGAGGGTAATACAGCATTAGGTAATAGTGCTATGAAACTTACTACAACTGGAGCAGACAACACAGCAGTAGGCAGAAGAGCATTATGTACAAATACGACAGGTGCTTGTAATACAGCAGTAGGTCGTTCGGCTTTAGTAGCTAACACAACAGCCTCAAACAATACAGCAGTTGGTGTTTACTCGTTATTTTCTAACACAACAGGTACAGAAAACGTAGCTATTGGTTTTTCGACAATGTGTACTACAACAACAGCAGATAGCAATGTTGCTGTTGGTAATTATGCTATGAGAGAAGCTACGACAGGAAATAATAACACAGCAGTTGGATATTGTTCTTTAAAAGTTAATACTACAGGTACAAACAATGTAGCAATAGGTAGACAAGCTTTACATGCTAATACAACAGGTGCACATAACGTAGCAGTAGGTTGTAGTGCGTTGGGTTCAAATACAACTGTTGGAGAAAATGTTGCTGTTGGTTTTGGTGCTTTAGCTGCACAAACTACAGGAGCCCCTAATGATGCATTAGGTAATCAAACTTTATGTAAATTAACAACAGGTGAAAAAAATATAGGATTAGGTTTTAGAGCTATGTGTGATCTTACAACATCTGTAGATAATGTAGCATTAGGATATACTGCTTTAAATTCAGTTACAACAGGCTCAGGTGGAAATGTAGGTATAGGTTCATGTGTTGGAAATTCTGTTACAACAGGTTGTTTTAATGTACTAATTGGTAGAAATTCTGGATACCAACTTACTACAACAGAAGGTAATACTTTTATTGGAAAATCTGCAGGGTGTAATGCAGTTAGTGGAAATAATAATACTGCTCTTGGAATTAACTCTGGTACAGATGCCGTAAAAGAAATTACAGGAAGTGATGCTCATAATATTGTAATTGGTAATAATGGTAACACTCATGCTTTTATAAAAATAGCATTTACAGTTACATCCGATTTAAGAGATAAGATGAACATTGAAGATGTTCCTCATGGTTTAGATTTTGTTAATCAAATAACACCAATTAAATATAATTTTAAAAAAGATAGAGAAACTGAAATTGCACATGGTGATAAAAAATATGGTTTTAAAGCACAGGAAATTTTGGCTTTAGAGGGCGATAACCCTGTTATTATAAATAATCAAGATACTGATAATTTAAAAATAACTACTGAACATTTAGTACCAGTATTAGTCAATGCAATAAAAGAATTAAAAGCTAGAATAGAGGTTTTAGAAAATGAGTAGTATTATAAAAGTAGATACGATCCAGGATCAAGCAGGTAATAATATTATCAATGAATCAAGTGATACTATTACTATCGGTGCATCTGGTGATACTATTACAATTCCTTCAGGAGCAACACTTTCTAATTCTGGAACTACCACTATTGCGGGGAATCTATCTGTAGATGGTGGTACAATCAAACTAGATGGTAACTATCCAACGGGAACAGATAACGTAGCAATAGGAGATACTGCATTAGATAGCGTAGAAGCTGGTGCTATAAATAATGTTGCGATTGGAGATCATGCTGGAACTGCTATTACGACAGGTGATTGTAATGTTGCAGTTGGAAAAAGTGCTTTGGAAGCAACTACAACAGCAAACGATAATGTAGCGATTGGGTTTAGAGCTTTATGCGCTAACACCACAGGTTATTCAAATATTTCAATAGGTTCTTATTCTTCAGATGCAAATACAGAAGGTTTTGAAAATATAGCAATAGGAAGTTCTTCATTAGGTGCAAACACTACAGGAGACTGTAATGTGGGTGTTGGTAGAAATGCATTAAGAAATAATACAACAGCAGATGGTAATACTGGTATAGGACATAGTTCTTTATGTTCTAACACAACAGGTGCTAACAATACAGCAATGGGTTGTGGTGCTTTACAAACTAACACAACAGCACAAGGAAATGTAGCTGTAGGTAGATGTGCTTTAGTATCAAACACTACAGGAAATGAAAACACAGCAGTAGGTGATAGAGCGCTTTGTGCTAATACAACAACTACAGGTCATGTATCAATAGGTTATCTATCTCTTTGTGCTAACACTGGTTCAAATAATACAGCAGTTGGTTCTGTGGCACTTAGAAATAACACAACAGCTTCTTGTAATACAGCAGTTGGTTATTTTTCACTGGCTTGTAATACGACAGGATGTAGAAATGTTGCGGTGGGTACAACTTCATTAAAAGAAAACACTACAGGAGATGCTAATGTTGCAATAGGTAGAGCAGCTTTGATATGTGCAACAACAGCAGATTCTAATACTGCTGTCGGTTTTGATTCTATGCAAGCAACCACAACAGGTGCGGAAAATACATCAATTGGTGCGAACTCGTTATTTTCTAACACAACAGGCTGTCAAAATACGGCTTCTGGTGTGAATACAATGTACACTAACACAGAAGGTTGTCAAAATACTGCTTCGGGTAGACAAGCTTTGTATAGCAACACTACCGGAGATGGTCATGTTGCTGTTGGATATAATTCTTTATTAAATAATACTACAGCAGATTTTAACTCAGCGGTCGGCAGACAAGCTTTGTTTACAAATACTACAGGTACAAGAAATGTAGCTGTGGGTTTAAATGCTAATTATTCAAACACAACAGGTGCTTGTAATATTTCTATGGGTGCAAATGCTTTATATGGCAATACAACAGCAGCTAATCATGTAGCTGTAGGTAATAATGCTTTATGTAGAAATACTACAGGCAGCCAGAACACAGCGATAGGTGCTTGTGCTGGTGATCTAAATACAACAGGAGATAACAATATATTTCTTGGTGCCAGTGCTGGTATTGATGCTATGATACAAGTTACCACAGCTGACCATCAAATTGTAGTAGGAAATAATACACATACTAATGCTTATATTAAAATAGATTGGACAGTAACTTCAGACCTAAGAGATAAAACTGAAATTAAAGATGTTAAACATGGTCTAGACTTTGTTAATCAAATAACACCGATTGAATATAAATTTAAAAAATCAAGAGAAGATAATACTCCACATGGTCTTACAAAATATGGATTTAAAGCACAAGAGATATTGCAATTAGAGGGTGATAACCCTGTAATTATAAATAACGAAGATGAAGAAAATTTAAAACTAACTTCAGCGCATTTAATGCCTGTACTAGTAAATGCAATAAAAGAATTATCAGAAGAAAATAAAGACTTGAAATCTAGAATAGAAGCGTTAGAAAGTAATTAATAAATCGAAAGGAATATAATGCTTAATACGTACGTCGTAGAAGGTGGTGTTGGTAAATGTACCGCATTCACTGCTTTACTACCTAAACTAAAAAAGAAATCGGAGGTGCAAGTTTATACACCTTACATAGATTGTTTTGCTGGTAACCCAGATGTTAAACTAGCTTTAGAATCTACATTACCACTACAAGATCCAAGAATCATGGCATCTGATAATATCTATTTTTGTGAGCCCTACAAGTCTAATTTTCAATTCGGTAAACAACATATTATTGAAAGTTACTGTGAACACCACGGTGTAGATTTTAATAGATCTATGAAGCCTAAGATATATACAGATCAACATAAAGCATCTGTTACTAAATGGTTAGCTGATAATAAAATTGGTAAATATATTATGATTCAGTTTAGTGGTGGACAAGCTAAATGGAATTATAGAGAAAATGTTCAATATCAAAACATTAATCCAAATAGAAATTATCAACCATTCTTGGCACAACAATTAGTTAATATGTTGCAAGAAGAATATAAAGACACAACTATTATCAATTGTGTTTTACCAAATGAACCACATTATCAAAAAACTATTAGATGTGATCTACACTGGGCCCAAGTTCATGAGATGTTAAAAGGATCTGAAGGGTTTATTAGCATAGATAGCTGTTTACAACACTTTTCAGCATCAGCAGAAAAACATGGGGTAGTAATTTGGGGCTCAACAAGGTGGACACAATTTGGTTATTCTCATAATAAAAACTTACATTTTTATATGAAAGATAAGTGGGATGAGGCTAAATTTAATGATAGTGACCCAAGAAATAATATGGTAGAACCCAAGTTAGTTATTGATAATTTTAAGAAACTTGATAAAAATAAGACAGTTGCATGCGCAACAATATAATCACGGAGGATAAACTATGTCAGACGAAGTAAAAACAGCAGAAGAAATTGCACAAGATTACACGGCTATGGGTCATTCTGTAGATTTAATTAATGGTATCATTGATGGATCTCAAATGGCAGAAGAAGAAGCAGTTGAAAGACAAGATTGTGTAGATAGAAATGTTGAACACTTAGAACTTATGGTTGCTAAAGATTACTGGACATCAGAAGATATGACTGCAGTTAATGCGGCTATCACTGCTGGTAAAGCTTACACAGCAAGTTAAGGTTTTTAATGATCACAATCGACGATAAAAAGTACGATGAAAATAAGCTTTCTGAGGACGGAAAAGCTGCGTTACAAAATATCCAAGTAATAACTCAAGAGCAAAGTAAGTTAAAAGTAAGATTTACTCATAACGAGATTTTGACAAAGCATTACTTAAATATTTTAAAATCTAACTTACCCGAAGAGTTAAAAGAAGAAACTAAATGAGTGAAGTAAAAGTAAATAAACTTAGCCCAAGATCCGGTACCACTGTTACAATAGGTGATAGTGGCGATACTATTAATATAGTAGGAACACTACAAAATAATGGCTCTGCATTAACTGGAGACATTTCATCAGTTGTAGCAGGAACAGGTTTATCCGGTGGTGGGACATCTGGAGACGTAACTTTAAACGTAGATTTAATAAGTAAACAGGCAGGAACAAATTTTACAAACAGTTTACTAGTAGGTACTTCTTCAACAGGAACTTTAAGTTCTGCTGAAGGAAATACTGGAGTAGGTTTAGGTGTATTTGCTGCTCTTACTGAAGGAGATGATAATGTTGCTGTAGGTTTAAATTCTTTAGCTGCTAACACAACTGGAAATCAAAATGTAGCCGTTGGTAAAGATGCTTTAGAAGCTAATACAACAGGTTGCAGAAATGTTGCAATAGGAGAATTAAGTTTAACTGCTAATACTACAGGCTGTAGTAATGTTTCTGTTGGAAGAAAAAACATGACTTCTAACACAGAAGGGGAATTTAACACATCGGTTGGTTTTCAAGCATTATTTAATAACACAACCGCAGATAACAATACAGCAGTTGGTTCGGCTGCTTTACAAGCTAACACAACAGGTGCTAATAATACTGCAATTGGAAGAATAGCACTTTGTGCTAATACGACAGGAGTATGTAATGTTGCTATTGGTGTAGATTCTTTAGATAGTAATACGACAGGTGCTTCTAATATTGGTATTGGTACAGATTCTTTACAAGGTAATACTACAGGTAGTTCTAATGTGGCTATTGGTGATGATGCTATGAAAACCAATTCTACAGCAAATAATAATACAGCAGTAGGTACAGCAGCATTATGTACTAACTCAACAGGAGATAATCAAGTCGCTATTGGTCGTTGTGCACTGGCTTCAACTACAACAGGTGGAAACAATACAGCAGTCGGTCTTAATGCTATGCTTTCAAATACCACAGGTTGTCAAAATGTTGCTGTCGGAATACAAGCTCTAGAAACTAATACTACAGGTTGTCAAAACACAGCAATAGGTGCTTTTTCACTTCTTGATGTTACAACAGGTTGTCAAAATGTTGGTGTTGGTTATGGAAGTGGAGCAAATATTACAACAGGTCTTTGTAACACAGCCATTGGACATAATTCTTTAAATACAAATACAACAGGTAGCCATAATGTTGCGATTGGTAGACAATCTCTTTATTCTAATACAACAGCATCAGATAATGTTGCTGTTGGAAAAGATAGTTTATGTAAAAATACAGAAGGTCATAGCAATGTTGGTATAGGTAGAAATGCTTTATTTGACAATACAACAGGCGATCAAAATATTGCAGTCGGTTGTAGTGCATTAGCAAATAATACAACAGCAAATGTAAATACAGCAGTAGGTCACAATACTTTACAAGCTAACACTACAGGTAATTCTAACACAGCAGTTGGTTCCGCCGCTTTGTATTCTAACACAACAGCAAGTGATAATACTGCTGTTGGTAGAGAGGCATTGTATCTTAACACAGAAGGACATTCAAATACGGGTGTTGGTCATGATGCATTGTACAATATGTCAACAGGAGATTGTAATACATCAATAGGTTTTAAAGCTGGTTGTAATACTAACTCAGGAGATAACAATGCTTCTTTAGGGTTTTGTGCTATGCCATCAGCTTTTAATAGTAGTCATCAAATTACTTTAGGAAATTCTAATAATAACAATTTAAGATGTGCGGATACATCCATTTCAACACTATCTGATTTAAGAGATAAAACTAATGTTGAGGATATTCCTCATGGATTAGATTTTATAAATGCTTTACGACCTGTTAAATTTGATTGGAACGCAAGAGATGGAAGTAGAGTTGGTAAAAAAGATTATGGTTTTATCGCACAAGAATTAGACCAAGTAGAGCAAGATTTTGGTAGTGCAGAATATACAAGATTAGTACACAAAGATAATTCTGAAGCATGGGAAGCAGATCCAATGAAAACTTATCCAATTTTAATTAAAGCAATACAAGAATTAAAAGCAGAAATAGACGAATTGAAAAAAGGGTAAGCTACCATGTTCTTTGGTGCAACTACCTTTTCCCAAGCAGCATTCTCTGATATTGGATCAGGAAATGCAACCGTTGATGTAACAGGCTCAAGAATTAATACATCAATTGGTAATATAGTCGTAGTTGGTAACTCATTAGTATTACCAAACGGTAACAGATATAATCTATCAACAGGTACAGTTACTGTTAAAGAAGGTGCTAATGTACCTTTAACAGGCAATCAATACAATGTAGGAGCTGGCACTGTCACATTCTCTATTAGTGGAACAGTTGCTCCAACAGGTAGCAGAATTAATGCAGCGATAGGTAATGTAACTGTTGCAGCTGGAGCTGTTTTATCAGTAACAGGTAATCAGTTTAATTTCTCTACAGGTAGCCCAACTGTTGTAGCCAATGCACTTGTTGCAGCAACAGGAAATCAACTAAATATTGCAACAGGCACAGTCAATGCTAAAGCAGGGGCCTCAGCTCAAGTAACAGGGAACAGGTTAAATACATCAATAGGTAATGTAACCGTAACTGGTAAAGCAGTTATTCTACCAAATGGTAATCAATTAAATATTGGAACAGGTTCAGTCACAATTGCAGCTGATGCAAACTTCTCCGTAACAGGTAGTAGAGTTAATTTATCAATTGGTGATGCGGTTGCTAAAGCAAATGCAACGGCTATTGTGACAGGTAATAGATATAATTTAGCTACTGGATCAGTGACAATTGTTGCAAAAGCAGGTATAGTACCAACAGGAAGTGGTCTTGCTATAGGTACAAACGAACCAAACATTAGACTATGGAACAATATTGATCCTAATGTAAGTCAAGTTTGGACAACTATATCAACACCGTAAGGATAAATTATGTTTTTTGGAACTACAACATTTGCACAAGCACCTTTTTCAGACGTTGGAAGCAGTATTGTTAGTCCTATAGTTATACTATCTGGTAATGGATTAAATATATCAATAGGTAACATAACAACACTTCCTGAGCAATTAATAGGTGTTACAGGTCAACAATTTAGTGTTGCAACTAACCCTGTAAGTGTTATAACATGGACTCCAGTGCCCCCAGGGGCGAATCAAGTTTGGGTTCCAATTGACCCTGACGCATAAGGAGAATTATGGCATCAAGTACATCAAGTGATTTAAAATTAGAATTAGTTACAACAGGTGAAAAAGCAGGTACCTGGGGTACAATTACAAACACAAATTTACAAATACTAGAACAAGCAGCTAGTGGGTATATTGCAGTTGACGTTGCGTCTAGTGATGTAGCTTTATCTTTATCCAATCATGCTGTATCTAACGGCAAAAATTTATACTTTAAACTTACAGGAACATTAGCTGCTAATAGAAATGTAACAATGCCTGATTCTGCAGAAAGAGTATTTATTGTAGAAGACGCAACAACTAGATCTTCATCTAATTATACATTAACAGTTAAAACAGTTTCAGGAACAGGTATATCTATTCCAATAGGTTGTAAAATAGTTTTATATTCTGATGGCACTAACATAAACCCTGGTCCAATAACTAAGGGTTATTATACGGTACCAAGTGCTTATACAGCAGTCAATGGTGATCAATTATTAATTAATACTTCTGGATCAGGAGGAGGTTTAAATGCTCCTGTTACAATAACATTACCAGCTTCTCCTGCAATAGGCAACGAAGTTACATTCATAGATAGTGGAAATAGTTTTGGCTCTAACAACTTAACTATTAATAGAAACAGTTCACCTATTTTAGGAAATGCCGCTAATTTAACACTATCCACAAACGGAGCTGCATTTACTTTAGTATATGCAAACTCTACGAGAGGCTGGATATACAAAGATAACATATAGGACCACGGACCATGGCCCTTATTGATTTTAAATTTAAACCAGGAATCGACAAGCAAAGCACAGAAGCTGGTGCAGAGCAACGTTGGGTTGACTCTGATAATGTTAGATTTAGATATGGACTACCAGAAAAAGTTGGTGGATGGTCTTCTTTAGTTACAGATTCTATTGTTGGTATTGCTAGAAAACTTCACTCATTTGTAGATCTTGAAGGTAATAGATATGTTGCAATAGGAACAGATAAATTTTTACTTATATACTTTGAAGGTAGATTGTATGATGTTACACCCCTTGCAACTACAATATCAAGTGCAACATTTACATCAACAGGTAGTGTAACAATTACTATTACTACATCTGCAAACCATGGTTTAGAAATAGGAGATATAGTATTGTTTGATAGTGTAGCACTACCCTCAGGTACAGGTAAAAGTAATTCTGACT